CTGGCCGGCGCCGGCCGCCGACTACGTGTTTTCGTCGCCGGCGTTCTTGTAGAGCCCGCGCCAGTCGAGCACCTTCGCCGCGAAATCCTCGCGACACTTGATCTCGATCCCGTCGACGTCGAACCCGATCCGCGTCTCGATCGTCGGGCCTTCCTCGCCCTCGAGGTACCCGTATTCGATGATGTCGATCTGCGCGGGATCGGCCGCCAGGTACCAGGCGAGCGGTTCGTTGTCGAGCCGCGGTTCGGCGATCACGGTGAGTTTTCCCGTGAACGGGTTCACGGAGGCGACGAGCGCCGGCGTGATCGGCATGACGACGGCATCGGCGCGCGTCTCGAGGGCGGAGCCCACGATCAAGTACCGCGGCGCGATGTTGAGGCGCTCGCCGTCGAGCGATACCTGCTGGCGCATCGCCGCGCGCGCGGCGCCGAGGCTGTCGACGTCGATCACGTTCCCGCTCGCGTCGTAATTGAGGTGCGCCGCGGAGAAGAGCGCGTTCCCGTCGCCCATCGTCGGGTTGCTCGTGATCTGATCCCACACGAGATCGCTCTCGAGGTTCCGCGCCGCGCGCCCGAACATCGTCGGTACGCGGCCGAACGCGTCGGCGTCGTCGTTCACGAGCGCCTTCCGCGTGATGGCGAACACGCGGCCGTACGTCGCAAGCTGGTACGTCTCGCGGCCCTCGCCGATCGTGCCCCGCTTGAACTCGCCGTGCTCCTTCACCTCGAGGAGCGCGGGCGCGTCGCCCATCTGCTGACGGTAGACGGGTTTGAAATCGGGGAGGTTGACCTGGCGCGCGATCGTTTTGAACGTCTGCGGCGCCTCCTCGTATGCGCGGCGAACCGTTTTGTTCGCGACGTCGGCCAGGAGGTACGCGAAATCGCTCGTCGTGTGGTACCCGTGCCCGCTGCGCTGGTTGAGGCCCAGGGCCGCGGCCGCGAGATCCATCTTCGACATACCCGACGTGCGGACGCCGGCGGCGTGCAGGAACGTGCGCGCCGTGTCGAGGAGCGTGAGCCCGCGATACGGCCGACTCTTGTCGTCGACCTTGAAGTACTGCGGCGCGATCCGGTGCAGCAGGGCGGCCTCGATCCCGCTCCGCACGTGCACGAGCGGATCGACGCCGAGCGTCGCCGACACGCCGCCGGGCTGCGGGCCGCGCGACTGCTCGTTTCGGATCGCGAGCTCCGCGAACGCCAGGCGCGAGACTTCCGCGAGCGGCGTTCCCGCGGCGATATGTTTCGCGACGAACTCCTGGCCCATGCGGGCGCCTTCCGCCGCGGTGATGATTCCCTGGACGCGTTCCCGCTCGTTCACGGCGGCGCGTTCGGCGACCGTCGGTTCTGCGGGCGGCGCCGCGGGCGGAGGATCGGCCGGGTGGAGTCGGAGCGCCGCGGCGGCGGGATCTTCGGCGACGGTTTCAGGGGACGCGGGATCGTTTCGCACGGGCTGCTCCTTGCGGATTACGAGACAAGAATTGGTCGCTACTTCGTAATTGCGAACGCGGGCGCCGACGTCGGCCGGCATGGGAACCATTGAAACCTCGTACGGTTCCCAATCGACGGCCGTCCGAACAGGGATCGCGCCGGTGGTGTCCTCGATGAATTTATGGACCCGATACCCGACGCTGACGTTCTGGATCACGCCGTCTTTGACGTCGCGCCAGATCTCCTCGACGGCCGCACGTTTCGAGAACCGAACGCGGACGATCGCGGCGCCGTCGGCGATCCGGAACGAGCCGGCGACGACGGTCCCGATCTGATCCGTGATCGACCATGCGCTGTGAGCGTCGAGGAGCGGCGCCGTGTTGAGACGGCCGACGCGGATCGCTTTACTCGAGATCTCGAGTTGCTCGAGGTATCGCGTATCGCTCATCCAGTCGTACCGCTCGACGCCGGCGCCCGTCGAGAACACGAGCTCGACGGAACGATCGGCCTCGTCGGCCGTTGCGACGTTCGCGCGCGCCATGAGAGAGAGCGGCGGAACATCGATCGTCGCGGAACGTTCGGCGGAGGCGCCCGACTTCATGATGGGCGATAGATTGCGGGAGGTGCGGCGATCGCCGCAAGAGGTTAGCGCCGCGAGCGATCACGAAAAGCTAGATCACTCGACGGGTTTCCCATAGCGGCGCGCGTCGCGAATTCGGATCCGGAGATCGCCGCCAGGGAGCCGGTACGCGCGGAGGGCGCCCTTGCGGATGTCGCGGTAGATCGTTTGGACGCCGACGCCCCACTTCGCGGCGAGCGCCGCCGGCGAGATCGCGGCCTCGAGAAACGGGCCGCCGCGGCGGCGCCGGTGCTCGTCGTCGCGCTCGTCGGGCCAGTGCACGGTGCGATCGTCGGCCATGGTCTAAGTGTCCTCCTCCCCGTCGCCCTCCGCCGCGGGCGGCGCGGGTTTGTTCGGAGGTTTCGGATCCGTCGACGCCGGCGCGGCCGCGCCCGTTGCTTGCGCCATGCCGGCCTGCGTCATCTTCCGCGGATCGGAGTCGAGCACGACGCCCGCTTTGTCGAGGGCCTCGTTCCACTTCTGGATCTCCGCGAGGGCCTTCGTCGGGTTGAGTCCGCGCGCGCGGAGCTCCTCCGGCATCGTCGAGATCCCCGATCGTACGTTTCGCATGATCGCGAGGCCCTCCGACGCGGGATCGATGAACGCGAGCGGCGGCGGCGTCCATGAGACGTCGGGCGGCGTCGCCGAATTCAGGAGGCCGGCGACGGCGGCCGCTTGCATCGCCCAGGCCCAGGCGGGATCACAGAATCCCGGGATCAGGAGTCTCCATCGGTTGTCGTCGACGTCGGGCTGATGGGCGATCCGCTCCATCCGCGCCGCGGAGAACGAGAGATCGCGGAAATCTCCCGTCATGCTCGAGAACAGAACCCGGAGGCCGGCCGCGAGCCCGCGGAGCTTGCGATCCATGTAATCGCCGAAATCGTTCACGCGCGGAGGCTCGACGACGGAGATCTGGCGGCCCGCCGGCAGGTTTTGCACCATGCCAGGCGAGAGCGCATCGATCGCCGGCGTCGTCGAGTCGTTCGGTTCGCCCATCGGCGCGCCGGTCCCGTCGAGATCGTCGCGAACGAACACGGCCAGGCACGCGGCGATCTTCTGTTTTACGAGCGTCGCGTCGTCGTAATCGTCGAGATCTTTCCAGCCGAGGAGCACGGGCGAGAACCATGAGACGGCGCGAACCTGGCCGGGCCGCTCGCCGCGGAACAGGTGAGTAACGCCCTCCGCCGGGATCCGCACGGAGGGCGCGAACGAGCCCAGGACCGCGCCCGGGTGATCCTTGAAAAGCCAGTACGCGACGCGTTGACCGATCGGCGAGAATTCGACGCCTTGAATGATCCGGCCGCCGTTCGGCGTCGTGATCCCGTCCTTCATTGTGTCGAGGTAATCAGGCTCGAGTACTTGAAGTTGGAGCGGGATCGGGAGCGGGTTCCCGCTCGTGTCGAGATCGCCCGGGAGCCGGAACCGTCGACGGATCAGCACCTCGCCCGACTCCGCACAGGTGCGGAGCACGAGCTTTTGGAGCCCGTAGAAATCATGGATCCCGTCGGCGTCGCACGCCTTCGTTTCGGCCCACTTTTTCCAGAGGGCGAGCGCGCGCGCGTTCGGCGAGTCGGCGACGATCCCCCATCCGATCGTCTCGTTCACGATCGAGGCGAGCGCCGCGGCCGCGTATGGATTGTTTCGCACGAGATCGCGAACGGCGTTCCGGAGGTTCGCGGCCGCCGGCGCGATCGCGGCGTTCGCATCCGTCGCCGGCCGGCGCCATCCCGACGTGCGCGCCGCCGTCGCCGCGCCCTCGTAATGACGCGCGAGGATCTCGCCGGCGTAGCGGGCCCGCTGCCGTTTGAGCGTCCATCGCGGCGCGATCGTCGACGTCATTTGATCGAGCCAGTGACGGCGGCCGGGCCGCGGCGCTTCTACTGCGCGATCGTTTTCCCCTCGCATTGTCAGGCGACCTTTCGGAGATCGGCGAACAGGCGCGCGTGCGCCTCGCCCCATTGTTCCCAGGACGGCGGCGCCGTCAGTTGCTCGAGCACCTGGCGGAGCGCCGAGTACTCGCCGGCGGCGTAGCGGAGAACCGGAAACTCCCAACACCAGCCGACGTTCGGCGCGATCACAGGAACGCCGCGCGCGATCGCCTCGAGTACCGGCATAGGGCCGCCCTCCTCCGTCGACGTCACGACGAGATAGTCGATCGACGTATAGAACGCGTCGCGCGTCGCGACTGTGTACGGCGAGGAGCACGGCCATTGCCCGCGCGTCGTCGCGCGAGCTCGAGCCGCGGGCCCGGCGCCACAGGCGACGAACCGGAACCCGTCGGCGACGGCGCGCCGAACGAGCTCCTCGCCCTTCCGCCCGTCGTTGTACACGCGGCCGATCACGCCGAACAGGATCGGCCGCGGCGGCGCGTCGGTCCCTGGCCGAATGATCCGCACGTTCGCGGCGCCGCGCGCCTCGAGGTGTTCCGCCATCGTGCGGTTCATTGCCAGGCACGCGGCGAACCGCGGGATCAGATCGAACGCGTTCGCGCCGTGCGTGTAGAACCCGATCGCGCGGCCGCCGTCCGTCGGATACTTCCGGAAGTCTTTCGCCGGGAGGTAGTAATTGAAATCGGCGACGGGATCGATCGCCCGTTCCGGTTTGCCGGCGTTGAGTGTGACGCCGGGAACCCGCTCGACGAGCTCGCGCGCCAGGCGCTCGAGGATCCAGCCGGTTTTCGTAACGATGTTGATCCGCGGCGTCATTGAACCGCCGGCCCGCCGATATAGTCGGCGTTTGAGATCGGGATCTTGAGGTTCTCGAGCGTGTCGGGATTGCACGCCGGGCTGCGTCGACGATGATCGTTTGCGATCGCCGGAATACAGATCCGCTCCATCCACTCGACGACGGCCTGCGTCGACGCGCGCGCCGGAACCTCGACGGCGACGTCGACGAGATCACAGAGGGTGCACGTGTACAAGCATTTGATCGTCATGATCAGCCGGCCCGCCTGGCGGCGTCGTTCGCTTGCGCCTCGAGCTCATGCCACAGGGCGATCAATCGCTTGTGATCCCGGTGCGCCGGCATCCCGAACAGAGCGCGACGGAGCCCGCTTTTCAGGTGAACGATCCGCGTGATCTTCGGATCGAAATTCGCCCAGGTGGTGTTCTCCGCGTTCCACTCGTGACACGTGAGGCGCGCGAGCTCGAGCGCCGGATCGCGTTCCTTCTCGAGCATGTAACCGAACGCGGCCTGGTTGATCCCGGCGTACTTGGCGCGCCAATGAAAATGATCGGCGGCGTTCCCGAGAAACCGCTGATTGACGGCGAACCATCGATCGACGAACCGGCGCGACGCCGGCGAGACACGAACGAACACCACGCCGCCGTTGAGCGGGAGCCGGCCCTCCTCGCGGATCGTGTAGGCCAGATCGAACGGGCGCGCCCAAACGTCGTCGAGCGGCCGCGTGATCATCATGTCGGCGTCGATCAGGAGCACGCGATCGCCGTCCTCCGCGGCCGCGACGACGCCGCGCCACCACTCGAGCTTCTGTGAATTCGTGACGTGCGAGGCCACGTTGAGCGCGGAGCGGTACGCCGTCGGCGCCTTGAGCCGCTCGACGCGGATCGTCCACTCCGGACAGTGAACGCCGGCCGTGTACTCGAGCACGCGCGCCAGGCGGCCGTATTGATCGCCCGCGGCGCCGGTGCCGAAGTACGACGCGGCGAGAATCGGCGGCCTCACGCGGCGCCCCACTTCGGGAGGGTGCGCCCGCTCCAATTCTTTCCGCTCTTGCGCCCCAGGTGCCCGACGTGGAACCCCTCGAGCACCTCGACGCCGCCGAAGTGTCGGTGGAACTCGAGATCGTAATAACCCGCGTCGGGATAGCTGCCGAACGAGAGATCGGGCCGCGCGCGGAACGCCTGGAAGTATCCCGGGCCGCGGCGGCCGGCCGTCATGCGATCGAGCTCCTCGAGCACGAGCGCCGGCCGCGCGACGAGGCGCGCGAGCGTCGCCGGCGTGTCGACGTAGAACCGATCGACGGAATAGAGCACGCCGGGCCCGATCGCGTCGGGATCGAACGCGCCGAATGGATACACGTCGGCGTCGATCGCGATGCAGATCTCGCCGGCGGGCCGCTCCGGAAAATCGAACGCCTCGTCGAGCGCGCGCGCCTTGTCGAACCTGGCGCCGTTGCGGTACCAGGCATCCGTCACGAGGAGCGCGGCGCCGGCGGCGCGCGTCGCGGCGATCGTTGCGCGATCGTGTTTGGCTGTCACGACGACGAGCGTCGCCGCGGGGAATAGGCGGCGCCAGGCCGGCAGCGTCGCCTCGATCATGTCGGCGTAGTCGACGGCGGGAATTACGACCCGCACGGTACGCCCGCCGTGAACAGGTAGAAATCCGCGAACTCCCGAACGTCGACGTCGACGAGGCCCGCGGCGACGAGCGTAGCGCGGAACGTGCGAGCGGTGAACGCGCGAACGTGGTACGCGTGCCCCTCCGGTTTGTGCTTGCCCTTCGGGCCCCACTTGCTTTTCTCGTTCGGCACGGAGCCGATCACGAGCCGGCGCGCGACGCGGCGCGCCTCGACGAGCACGGCGACGGGATCGAACACGTGCTCGAGGATCTCGCCCAGGATGATCACGTCGACGGATTGATCCTCATACGGGAGATCCTCGACGGGCGCGACGTCGGCGCGCGCCAGGCGGCCGCGGGCGATCGCGACGAGGTGTTCGGCGACGTCGACGCCCGACACGACGCACGAGCGCGGGAGAAAATCGACAATGAACCCGGAATTACAGCCGGCGTCGAGAACGTGTTCGCCGGGCCGCACGGGCGCCAGCATCGCCTCGAGGCGCGCGACCTGTTTCGGGTTCAGGCGCGTCGCAATGTCGATCGTGTACGCGCGGTGCCGATCGATGCACGCGTCGCGCGAGCTCGCCTCCGCCATCGGTTCAGACTCCCTTCGACGTGACGCCGATCCGGTAGTTTCGGCGCGTGTTCGTGCCATCCGGCCCGGCGATCTCCGCCTCCATATGCGCGAGGAGCTTGAGCATGTCGTCGATCGAATTGAACACGACGGTTTGATTGTCGAATGTCATCGATCGCGCGCCGCGGCCGTCGGCGATCGCGCGGCGGAGGTTTTCGGCGTCGGTTGTGGTAAACGGCATGACGTTTGCCCGGCAGAATAGCACGGCCGTTGCTCGACGGGCGCGCCTGGCGGCCCTCAGAACGGGCGCGGCGAGCTCGAGGCCCGGGAGGCCGGCCGAACGCCGGCGAGCTCGAGGCCGGGCCGCCTGGCGCCGGCGCCGGCCGGTTTCGAGGAGCTCGACGCGGGCCGACGGTGTTCCACGTGGAACAATTCTGTAATCGGTGGAGCGTAGTGGAGCGTTATCGCGGTTTCTTGAGCCAGTCGGGCCGCGGCGGAACCCAGGCGGGCCTCGAGGGCGGGCGGCCTGGCGCCGGCGTCGGCGGCGCGGCGGGCGCCGGCCGCGGAACGAGCCCAGGGCGGAGCGGCGCCGGCGGCGTCGGGGAGCTCGAGGCCGGCGCCGGCGGCGAGCTCGAGGCCGGGCCGCTCGAGGGCGGCGCCAGGTGCGCGCCAGGGCCGGATGCTTGCGCCGCGGCCGCCGGCGCGGCGTCGACGCCCAGGAATTTCTCCCGCTTATCCCAATCGCTCTCGTTCATGCGATCGAGGCCCGCGAGCGCCGCGGCCGCGCGCGCGTAGACCCGGCAATCGAGCGCGTGATTCTGTCGGCCTGGCAGGATCGACCATTCAAGTTTGACGTATCCCCGCCGCGTTTTCGTCGCGGTGAGTTGCTCCGCGGTGATCTGTTTGAACCACTCCTCGCCGTACTCCGGATACCGCACGAACCCGGCGGGATCGGGTTTGCCGGGTTCGATCTCGAGCCGGAGAAATCCATAAAATTCCGACTTCGCGATCCCGACACTCACAGGCCACACGCGGCCGCCGCGTTTCCGTTTCTTCCCGCTGATCGAGATCTCGACGGGCGCCGGCGTGCCGATCAAGGCGCCGCCGTACTCGTTCCCCTTCACGGCGATCACTTGCGTTGAGTGAGGCCGACGAACCCACGCGTGCACGTTCTGAGTTTCGTACCCGGCATCGATCGCGAGGAGTCGGATCGGCATCTCGATCCCGGCGTCGTGCGGGAACATCCGCGCCGTAAGTTTCTCGAGCTCGCCCCAGGGCCCGCGCTCGACGTCGGCCGGATCGCCCGCGATCTCGCCGGCGTCGATCGACCATGACCGTTTGCCGCGGCCCCATCCGACGACCTCGTACACGAGCCGATCCTTTTGCACGTCGACGCCGCACGTGATCACGAGCGCGCCCAGGGGAACGGTTCCGATCCGGTACGTGTCGCGCCGGTTGTAGAGCGCGAGCCACTCCGGCGCCTCGCCCTTTGACGTCCACACCTGGCCGAGTACGGTATTGATGAAAACGCGGAGCTTCTCCGGATCTTTTTCCGCGGCCGCGAACTCCGTCGCGATCTCGCCCCACGAGAGCCAGCCGACCGGGCTGTATAGCGCGTTGAGGTGATAGCTCCGGATCTTCCCGCCGCCGCGGCCCGGGTGCGTCGCGCGCCATTCGCCGCGCGCGAGCATCCCCGTCTTTTGATGATTGCGAATGTAGTCGCCGCAATGCGAACACTCGTACACGGCGGCCGCCGGCGGGAGATCGAGCTTCGTCCACACGAGCCGCGCGAACTCGAGCTCCTGAAATACGCCGCACGACGGACAGGGAACAAAGTAGCGGCGCGCGTCGCCGCGATCGTGCGCGGCCTCGATCGCGGAGCGGCCGGCGATCGTCGGCGTCGAGATCTTGAGTCGCTTCCGCCTCGAGAACGTTCGCTGCCGAACCTCGAGGAGCGCGATCGGAGAACCCTCCTCGTCGACGTCGACGGGCCAGCCGTCGATCTCGTCCATCAGCACGTACTGAGCCGGCATCGATCGGAGGCCGACCGCGGAGTTGGCGCCGGTGATTACGAGGTGCCCGCCGGGGAACGATTTCTCGAGAACGGTATTCGCCTCGTCGCGGGATTTCGCCGGCGCGATCTTCTCCGCGATCGCCGGCGTATCCGTCGTGAGCGGCGCGACGCGTTGACGCGATCCGCGCTTCGCCGTGTCGACCGTCGGCCATACGAGCATGACGGGCCCGGGCGCGTGATCGATCACGTAGCCGAGGCAATTGAGGAGTACTTCGGTTCCGCCGATCTGCGCGGCCTTCATGAACACGACCTCCTCGACGTCGCTCCTCGAGGAAAACGAATCCATGATTTCGCGGAGGTACGGCGCGCGCGAGGTGCGCCAGGGCCCAGGTTCCGCGCTCGACTTTTTCGGGAGCTTGCGGTGCGCGTCGGCCCACTCCGAAACGGTGAGCACGGCATCGGGCCGGATCCCGTTCGCGCGCGCCTGGCGGATCTCGCGAATCGCGGCCGCGTCGCTCGAGGCGCTCACTCGCCGGCGGCCTCGAGCCGATCGGCCGTTTCGTGGAGCGCCTCGCGGAGCGCGTCGTCGAGCATCGCGAACACCTTCGCGGGATCTGTTTCGGCGGCGAGCGCGGCGGCCATCCGCGCCGGGAAATTCAGCAAGGTTTCGCGGATGATACGCCCGTCCTCGAATGCGGCCCGCTTCGCGGCGCGCGCGTCGACGGCGATCCCTGATTTCAGATCGTTCGCGATCTTGAGAGCCCGGTGCCGTTCGATCGCCGTGAGCGTCGACGCCTCGACGAGCGACGAGCGGCCGGCGTCGCCGGCGGGCCCGTTCGGGATCTTCGCGGCGTTCGCATCCCAGGCGGCGCGCGCGCCGGCGACGTCGGCGATCACTTGTTTTCGGCCGGTGCTCGAGAGCCCGATACACGACGCCGGGATCCGGCCCGACGCGATCGCCTTGCGAACCGCCTTCTCGTCGACCTTGCGATCGCGGCCGAACGCGGCGATCGACATAGCGGCGACGGCCGCGGCCGCCGGCGCCTGGCGTTTCGACTTCCCTCGAGGTGCTCGCCGGCGTCGCTTCACAGGTACTCGAATTCGATCCGGGTGACGATCTGATCCGGCGCGCCGCCGTTCGCCTCGAGGTAGAACGCGACGAACCATTTCGACGAGCGGCCCGGGAACCCTTCGCGGTGAACGTCCTCCGGCGTGATCGCGTTGAGCGGTTCGCGCCGCACGTCGACGATCCGGATCGGGCCGCCGATCTTCTCGACGTGCCCGCCCTTCGGGATCCCCTGGCATTTGATCACGGGTTGTACGACCTGGCCGACGCGGGCCCGCTGCCATCCGTTCCGACGCGTGACGGTTTTCTCGCGATCGCGAACCTGGCGCGTCGTGAGGTGAAAGGACATATTCACGATCGAACCCTCGCCCGCTCCGCGAGCTCCGCCAGGCGGAGCGCGGCCCGGTGCCTCGCCGCCGGCGTCGCGCGCTCGAGCGCCGCGGCGATCCGCGTCTCGAGGTGCTCGAGCTCCTGATCCTCCATCGGCCAGAACACGGCCGCGTCTCGCTCCTCGAGGTACCCGCGGTGATCGCCGTCGACGTGCGGCGCTCGATCGCACGTGAGCCCGTCGCGCGTCGCGCCGCACGTATCAGCCGGCATGAGTCGCGCCCTCCTCGATCGTCCGGTACTCGGTGCACGAACATTCGGAGCAAACGCCGGATCCGTCGAACCTATGCGAGAACATCGGGTGCCGGCAGACACAGGACCGCGCCGGCGCCTCGAGCTCCTCGCCGCGGAGGTACGCCGCGAACCTGGCGCCGCTGCTACAGGCGCCCTCGCCCTCGCGGCGACACGTCGAGCACGTTTGAAAGTGGAACGCCGCGTCCTCGAGGTGCGAGGCCCGCTCGCGGAGCTCGAGGAGCGCGCGATCGCCGGCGAACTCGCGGAGCCGTCGGCCGGCCTCGAGCGCCAGGCCGGCGATCATATCGGCGACGCGGCGGAGATCTTCGGCGCTCGCCAGGCGGGCCCGCGGCGCCGCGAGCTCGAGGCCCTCGATCAATTCGGCGTCGCTCAATCGTTCGGGTTTCTCCATCGGTTCCCCTTGCGCCGCGAGAGGCTCGAGCGTCGTCGGATCGAGCCCTTCCCGGCAAGTGATACAGGTATCGTTCTCCGCTTGCGTCCGGTAGAAATTCGACGAGCGCGCCGCGGCGCCGTGCCGGGTGAACGGGATCGAACACTGCGGACATACGACCTCGCGCGGCGCGCCCATCCGTCAGATCTTCGCCAGGCCGGAGCGGAGCCCGTGAACGAGCTCGCCGATCTTCCGATCGGTTTCCCGCTGCGCGGCCTCGAGCCGCTTCACACGCGCGCCGATCGACACGTCTCGTCGCTTGCTCGCTCGCACGTTGCGGAGCGTCGCGTCCTGCTGTGTTCGTTTCGCCATTGTCTGATCCCTCCCTTCGTTGTCAGTTTCCGAGAACCTCGAGCGCGATCGCGCGGGCCCGCCGCTCGTCGCGCGCGATCAACCATTCGACGAGCCAGGCCGGGAGCCAGAGCGGAACGCCGCCGCGGAACCTCGCGACGATCACGAGATCCCCTCCCGCGACTTGAACATCCGGAGATAGTCGGCGAGCTCGCGATCGAACGCCTCGAGGAGCGCGGCCGCGGGATCCTCGTCGAGCTCCGCGGCCGTGAGCATGTCGCCGAACATTGCGGCGGCGCCGGCGTAGAACGCGCGTTTCGTTTCCTCGATCTGGACGGCGCCGGCGCCGGCCGGCATGACGGCCGCGAGGTAGCTCGCCCATCCCTCGCCGATCGATCCCTTCGCCTCGATCGGCGCGACGAGGCGCCCGCCGATCTCGCGCAGGATCTTCTCCGCACGGATCCGCCCGAACATCCGGCCGGCGCTCGTGTTGTCGTTTGCCAGGCCGGCGATCTCGCTCCGGAGATCCTCGAGGAGTTGAGACGCCGGCCGCCGCGCGTCGGCGCTCATCGGCCCGCCTCGATCGAGAGCCGGTGAAACTCCTCGATCGGGTAACGCCGCCATCCGTCGGCGTGATACAACCACACGGCCGCGACGCCGGCGAACAGGAGGAGCTTCGAGCACTCGACGCAATCGGGCCCGCCGCTCACGGCCAGGCGGCCGCCGGCCCGCTTCACGTGGAGCACCTCGACGACGCCGCCGGCCGCCAGATCGACGCCGCTCGCCAGGAGCGCCTGCTCCGCGTGAACGGCCTCGCGCCGGCATGTCGACTTGCATCGATCGGATCCGTCGCACGTTCCATCCGGTTTCACGTTGAACCCGACGGCGACGAGCTCGCGGCCCTCGAGCTCGTTCCCCGTGAATGCGACGGCGCCGCGTTGACTCCGACACGGCGAGTCGGCCGCGGCCGCCAGGGCGATCGCGACGAAATCGTCGAACGTGCGCGGCGGCCCTCCGCTCACGAGCGCGCCTCGCATGTCGGCGCCGCCTCAGTAACCCAGGACGATCGCGGGTTGTCGCCGTCGACCTCGACGCGCGCGCCGATCGCCCATCCGACGAGCGGCGGATCGCCCGACGGGATCATGGCGTTCCGGTAGTCACTGAGGATCCCCCCGCATCGCCGGCATAGCTGCAGGGCGCCCTCGAGCGGGCCGGCCTCGTGAACGCCAGGGATCGCCGGCGCCAGGTTCTCGCCGCTCACGACTGGCGCCGCGCCTGGCGGCCGCGTTCGGTTTCCGCCTTCGACTCCTCGACGAGCCGATCGATCTTCGTCGACGCCGGCGCCGGCGACTCCTGATCCGGAGCGGGCGCCGCGGCCGCCGGCGTCGTCGCCGCCTCGAGCTCGTTCGCGGCCGAGCGGAGATCCTTCCCGAGCTCGAGATACCCGTCGGCCTCGCACGATTCCGCATAGGCGCGGAGCGCCGGGATCGCGTGCCGATCGTGCGTCATATCGAGAACGAAATACCGGCATCCCTCGTGCCGGCCGCCTGGCGCGTCCGAACCGTCGACGCGCGCGACGGCGAACTTTCCGATCAATCCTCGCGAGCGATCCGGAGCGTTCGCCGCGGCCGCCGGCGTCGAGAGCCGATCGATCGCCCGCTGCGCCATTTCGCGCGACCGCGTGTTCGCGCCGGCGAAATCGCGGATCTCCTCGAGCCACACGACGATCGGATCCCGCTCGCTCGCCGTTCCTTCGTTTTCGTTTGCCATCGGAACCTCCCATCAATTCAAAATATCGGACCTAGAAAAAGATCGACGACTAGCCCTAGATTGCGCCTCGCTCGCCCGCCTTCCGCGGTTCGGCGCGGGAGAACCTCTATACCCGGGCCCCCCCGTCCGTCGGCGTTCGTCGAGGGCCGCCTCCTTTCCTTCCGTTGAGTCGACTCGCCGCCGCTCGAGGGTAGAGCCCGACGATCTCGAGATCCTTCCGCACCATACGGAGGCCCTCGAGGAGCTCGAGCGTAACCGGGCCAGGGTGCCCGAACCGGCGGCGTACCCACTTGCGCCAGGCGCGATCGCTCCGCTCCTCTGTTGTGAGCTTGCCCCACGATCGGTTCGATTGCTCTCGCCCTTTGGCGCGACTCCGATCGATGTCGGCGTAGTAGAGCGCCATCGCCTCAGCGTTTAACCTGGCGCGCGTGCACGCCGAACACGTTCTGGCCTGGCCGATGAACGGCGCGCCGCACACACATACCCGTTCCTGTTTTCGCTTGAGGATGATCGAGCCATCGGCGATCAATCGCTCGTACCGGGCGAGGGCCCGCCGTAGCTTGGCGGCGCGGCCGTGCGGCGTCCGTTCGTGCCGGCGTTTGTTCTCGAGGTGCCGATCCCGGTTCTCCCGATTCCATCGGGAGCGGTCCTCCCGTGTCTGGATCTCCCGGCATGGATCACAGTAGCGGGTGAGGTGCCGTGTCGCCGGCGTCGTGAAATCCTCACGGCATCGGCGACACGTGAGGGTGAGCCGTTGAGCGCGTCGAGCGGCCGCGACCTTGAGCCCGTTCGCCCGCCTGATCGCTGAGACTTCTGGACTATCCGACGCGTGAACGCCGAACCGCTCCCGCTTCGCCTGGCGTTGACACTCATCCCGGCAGTACTTCCGACGCGCCCAGGATCGAACGAACGGCGCGCCGCAATGCAGGCACGAGACGCGGGCGCCGCTCATTCCGTCAGGCGCCCCTTGTCGGCGCCGCCCTCGAGCGCCGCGAGCCGCTTCTCGATCGCGTCGTTCGTTCGTGAGTTTTCGATCGTCGCGCAAATCCGAACGCCGGCGCCAATGATCCCCATTCCGATCCGCGCCTTCCGGAAGTACTCCGGATCTTTCCCCTTGTAAATCCTGTACGCGCGGAGCTCTTTTACCCACTCGATCGCCTCCGGTACGACGGATCCCGCCAGATCCTCGAGCCGGTTCTCTCGTTTCGCGTTGCTCATGGTTCGATCCTCCCGTTACTTCGTGACTTTGCCGTTCGTGACGACGGCGGCCTTCGCGAGCGTGAACGAGACGGCCGTCGGCGTGCTGGTTTGCGCCGACGTCGGATCGCCGGAGATCAGGAGATTGCTCGCGACGACGGTGAGGGTATGCGCCCCGAACGCCGGAACGGTGAGCGGCGTACGAACACACGAGCACGTCGGATCCGTGACGTTCGCGACGGCGATCGGTGTTCCGCCGTCGAGCGTCATCGTGTAGCCGGTGACGTTCTCCGCGGCCGCGGGCGGATCCCATTGCGCGTGCACGACGGCCGGCAGGTTTTGCGCGTAGAGCACGACGCGCCCGGGCCCGGTGAACATGGCACAGGCGGCGAGCACGAGGGCCGCGGCGATCGCGGTGATACTGATCTGCTTTTTCATGGTTTCGATTCTCCTCTGTAGGGTTGACGCGTTTACGAGTCGCCGCCGGCCTCGTCGTCGTCGGGATAGCGGACCTTGACCTTTTCCGACGATCCGACGAGCACGATCTCGATCCCGTGCCGGCGGTAGGTTTTCTTTCCGTGTTTGTGCATGAGGGTGATCAGGGCCTGCTCGATCTTCGCGCCCTCGCCCTTGAGCTCTGCGATCTCGTCGCGGTTCCGGCGGAGCTCTTTCGCCTTGCCCTCGAGCGGCGCGATCGCGCTGTCATCGGTTCCCGGGAGCTCGACCTGTTCGGGCCGCTTCTTTTTCGGTTTGTCCGTCGCCGTCTTTTTCGCCATGCTGCTGTTCTCCTCTGAGCCCGGGCAATCGTCGCCGACGAGCGCGCCAGGCGCGTACGCTGGTCGGTCCTTCACAGATTCACGGCGCCAGAGCACGGCGCCGCATTGCTTACACGCCTGGACGTCGAGCGCGTCTCGCGTCGCGCGATCCTCCGCCCGGTACCACGGGATCACGTGCGGCGCCATCAGTTACTCCCAGGCCCGCGCCCCAGGAGCGCCGCCGACACGTTGAGGCCCTCCCGATACATAGCGGCCGCGGCCTCGAGCGCCAGGAGCACCAGGCGCGCGTTGAGGCCGGCGAACGCCGTCGATTGCACGACGTAGCCGGCGAGGAGCAGGATCGCGTGATACTCCTCCTCGCTGACCTGAGCGCGGATCCGCTCGAGCTCCGGAACGTTCATAGAGTCGGAGATCGCGCGGGCGATCACGTCGCCGGCGCCGCTCACGCGCTCGCCCGCTGATCCGCCCGGTACTCCTCGCGCCGTTCCGCCCAGGCTTTCCAGCACTCGCACCGATCCTTCCGCGACACGCCGCCGGCGTCGAGCACGTCGATCCATCCTGGCGTGAGCGCGCATCGATCGCAGTGCACGAACGGGCCGACGCCGTTTTTGCGGAGCGCGGCCGCGAGGTTCTCGAGATCGCGCGACCACATACCGTGCCGATCGACGACTTCGGAGAATTCCTCGATATCGTGTTTCCGGATTCGCCACACGGGCCGCCCGCGCTCGTCGACGGCCGGATCGCCGCCCTTCGTCGTCGCGCGTGCACAGTGGCAGAGCTCGTGATCGAGGAGCGCGCGCCGCTGCTCGTCGGTGACCCGATCGTCTTTCCAGAACGCGCGGCGGAGGAGGATCACGAAATCGAACGCCGCGAGCTCCCGATCGAGATCGCTCGCGCGTTTCGCCATGCCGATCTTCGTGCGGCCGTCGGCGTCCGGTTGCCAGGTGAGGTTCCACGCGATCGCGAACCTGGCCGGCCGGAGATCCTCGTGATGATCGCGAACGAGCTCCGCGAGCATCGCGTATACCGGGTGCCCGCCGACGTGATCGCGCTCGATCAATTCGTACCCGACGCGCCGCGCCGTCGTGTTCCCCTTTGGTGCTTTTTCCTTTGCCATGCTGCCCTCCTACGTGAATAACGGCGGCGCCGCGGGATCCGCGACCGTCGTTTCGGTGATCGTGATTTCGACGCGCGCGCGTTCGTCGGGCGCGTATTGCTTGCGGAGCCGGATCGCCGCGACCTGGCCGTCGTCGCCGTACACGACGCCCGTGAGCCCGTCGAGAACACACCTCGCGAGCTTGTCGACGTCGGGCCGCGTCGTGTGAGATACGAGCCCGCCGCGGAGCTTGAGCGGCCGCGGGAGGTAGAACGCCAGATCGACGGCGACGGCGCCCGCCATGAGCTCGCCTCGCACGAGCGGACCCGTACGGCGCGCCTCCCGGGCGGCCGCGGCGATCTCGTCCTGCCAGGCTTTCGCCGCCGGATTGTCGTTCGTGATCACGACGCGCGGCGGCCGGTTTTCCCTCACGGCCTCACGCGCCCAGGAGAGCGGACAGAACCCCTTCGCGGATCCTTTGGTTTGCGGCGTGCCCTCTACCACGAACGAGAGCGATCGCGCGCCGGCGATCATTGTCATCGGTCCAGATCCTCAGTTTTTCCACAGCATTTGCACAGGCTAACCCGTTGATGGAACTCGTTCGTACGCTTTGGGTTGTGGTGATCTTTTTCGCGTCGGCCTATCTTGGGGTGTTGAAATCTCGCCTTCTCCGTTGTACGTACTCTTTTGGTTGTACCGAGTACGGAGATCCGGATCGGTGCTCTTGTCATCAGCCTACGTACCTCCGAAGTACTAGGAACCCTCGCCCGAACGCGTCGAGAGGCCCTCCGCGGGCCCGCCGGCGCCGCTTCCCTCCGGCGTCGACACCTCGCCGGGCCCGACTTCCCTCGAGCGCCTGGCGGGCCGCCTGGCGCCCTCCGCGGCCGCGTGAGCTCGAGCGGGTTCCGACTTCGCCCGGCGCTCGATCGTGCCCTTGCACACGGCCAGGATGGTACGGGCGGAGTCGAGCTCCGCCGTCTGGAAAAACTCGACGGCCGCGTCGGCCGGGTTGCGCTTGCGTGCCATGGTTCAGATCTCCTCGTGACGGGTTGACGGTTGACGGGTTCAGAGAATGAGCCGGAGCGGGATCGCCTCGATCGCCGGCGTCGGCCGCCGCTGCTCGAGGAGCTCGCGCTCGAATTCGGCGGCGTCCTGATCCGGAGCGACGGCGATCCGGGTGATGTACGCGTGACACGGGATCCCGCTGCTCGTCGTGCCCTCCCACACGCGCGCGGGAACCTCGCGGCCGTCGACGACGAGCCGAACGATCTTCGTCGTGCTCTCGAGCTCGACCTTCATCGGGCCGCCTCGAGATCCTTCCGCCGTACCAGTTGCCGGCCTGGCGTGAACGGGTTCCGCTCGTACACGCGGCCGCGGAACGGGCCCGACGTGACGCGAACGATCTCCGGTTCGATCTCGACGAGCTCGCGATCAGGAACGCCGGCGGCGAGCGCCGTCGCGCGGTTCGGGTAAATGTCGCCGTTTCTCATGTCCATCGGTAGTACCTCCTCACACGTTCGATCGGTGCGGCCCCTGGCGCCGCCGTTTCTCGTACATCGGGTGCCGGCGTTCCTTCGCGCCGGAGAGTTTCGGATCGCCGTCGCGCGCGGCGTTCCGGTGTTCCCGCTCGTGCACGTCGGCGTCGACGGCCGCGGCGTCAGTGAGAGCGCGCGCCCGGGCCCGCGGTTGCTCGAGGCGCGCGATCGTGTCGCATAGGTAGCAGAACGGGCCGCCGCGTTGCGTCGAGCTCAGACACGGGCCGAACCCGCATCCCTCGCGGCCCTCGCCGGTGAGCTCGTCGACGCGGCGCCCGTCGACGATGATCAGGCCCGGCATTGTCCACACTTCGCGAACGCCGGCGGCGTCGCTCGAGGGTTCCGCGATCGCGGGTGCTGGATCTCGTGCCCACACGAGAGCACGAGCGCGGCCCACTCGTACGCCGTCGTACCGTTGCGGTGAGTTTTCAACGGGCCGCGGCGAACCTTGTCGACGCGTCGGAACGAGCCGCGGAACCCGTTATCGACGGGCGCCGCGGCGAGCTCCTCCGGCCTGGCGAACCGCTTGATCTCGAGCTCGATCGCGTCGGCGATCTCCGCCTCCGGCGCGAGTCGATCGTGGTGGATCTCGTGCGCGAGAAACTCCGCCCGCTCGCGGATCGTTTGATCGCACGGCCGCCGATCAAGTACGGGCCGATACCGATACGCGGCGGCGCTCACGCGGTTTTCTCCGTCGACGGCGACGCGGGCCCGTCGAGCCGAACGATCTCGAGCCGGAACGAGCCCTTCGGATCCGTCGTCGTGTAGAGCTTTTTCACGTCGGCCGGGAGATCTGTTGTCGTTTTCTTCTGGTACTTCCCATTGATCACGAACGGGCCCGCGATCCCCTCCTCGATCCCGCGGAGCTCCTCCTTGATCGCCTTGTCGAGCCGATCGAATTCCCTCGCGCCGGCGGCGAGCTCGTCGCGCCTGGCGAGCCGCTTCACGAGCTCCGGATCGGTGAGCACGACGGCGCCGCGGCCGACGAGCGGCGGATTACATTCGGTGCCGTACCACGCGCAGCGTTTACACTCCGCGGCGTCGCCCTCGAGAAACGGCGGGAGGGTTTTCGCCTCGACGTGATCGATCGCTCGTTCGGCGCGCGTGAGGAAATCCTCCATCCGATCGAGGTGCGGATCGAGCTCCACAGGGAGGAGCTTAGGGATCCCGCTCCGATCGAGGAGGAGAAATCCGAACGGTTCGCCGGCGCCGAACAGGTACGAGAGCAATTGATGCGCGCCGCCCTTCGTCCATGGGTTGTCGAATAGATCCGCGAACGTCTCGATCCGATCGGTCATCATCGGCGACCACGCCTTGACCTCGAGCGGCGGCCGCCGGCCCGCGATCTCGATCCGCGCGTCGACTTTGCCGGAGATCGCGACGCGCCCTTTGCGGTCCTTCAATTGAAACCGCTCCTGCTGCCCGATCACGGTGAACGATGGATCCGCGTCGCGGCCGATCCGTTGCAGATCGACGAGGAGATCCCGCTCGCGATCGTCGCCGCGGCGGAACCGTGCGAGCACCTCCGGCGGCCAGGGCGGGAGCTTCTCCGGCCGGGCCATCTCGTACACCATGCGGCGCGTGCAATTGCGATACGCCGACGCGTACGCGTACGGGTGCGGTGTCTGAGGGCGAGCGGAGCGCGCCAGGTGCTCGCCCCAGGCCCGCTCGATCCCCTTCGCGATCGCTTCGGGCCCGAGCGGCGCCGGCGGCGCGGCGCCGGCCTCCCGGGCGGCGCCGTCGCCGTCGCCGGCGTGAGCTCGAGCGTCGAGAGGTTGTGATTCCATGGATCAGCCCTCCTCGCCAGGTTCGCGGCCGCGGCCGGCGGCCGGCGGCGTGCTCGAGCGGCGCGCCTGGCCGTGAGCGGGCCCGAAGATCTCGTCGGCCGGAACCTCGCGATCGACGCGGCCGGCGGGCGGGCCCGACGGCGCCGGCCTGGCGTTCGTCGTGCCCTGCGACGCCTGGCCGGCGTTCGCCCCTCCGGCCGGCGAGCTCGAGGCCGGCGCCGCGGCGGCCGCTCGAGCGGCGGCGCCGGCGACCCACTCCGGCCCGTCGACCAGCCAGCGTTGCGCCTCGTGCGACTTGTACCGCGGACAGCCGTAGAACCCCGGGCGGCCGTTCTTCCCCTCGCGGAACACGCCGACGGATTGACAGTGAGGACACACGGGCGGATCGACTTCCGGCGCCTTCGTCGACCTGGCGCCCAGGCGCTCGTCGCGCGTGCCGAACCCGCGGCCGTGCCGACACTGCTCGATCTTTTTCGTCGTGCCTTCCCAGGCGGCGACGATCTCCTCGACGGGTACGGATTTCATGCCGGCGAGCTCGCGCGTCACACCTCCGTCGAGGTTCGCGCGCGCCGCCTTGCGGATCAGCACCTCGAGCGCGACGCCCGTAACGCCGCGGCAGAAATCATCGGTGCTCGAGCGCGCGCCCTCGATCTGCTCGAGCGTCTGACCCGTGATCCGGCATCGCCCCGAACCGCGAACGATGTACGTAAAGACGCCGGGATCGTTGCCGGAGATCTTCTCCGGTTCGCTCACGTCGAACACGTCGATCCCCCACAGATCGCGGAACCGTTCGGCGCCGGAGTCCTGGCAATAGCCTACGATCTGCCCGCCTTGATCGTCGGGAGCTTTGAACAGGAGCCAATCGGGCGGCGACGTCAAACGGATCGACGCGCGGCGGAGCGTCTCGACGACTTGAACCCGGGCCTCGACGATCTCGACGGCCTCGCCGCGTCGGGCCGCGAGCTCGTTCAAATTCGTCGGCGCGCCAGGATGCCGGATCAGGTGTTTCGGTTCGGCGTCGACGACTTCCCCGTCGACGGGTTTCGATCTCTCACTGCTCATGGTTTCGTCCTTTGCGGTTTGCCGGGGTTGATTTGCTCGAGAAGCACGATCAAGGCGGCGTCATTGTCGACCGCGGCCTCGAGCCCGCGGAACGCGCGGAGCGCCGCGGCGCCGCGATCGTTGTAGCCGAAGTGTTCGTGATCGAGCCGCTCGACGAGCGCGGCGAGATCGTCGGGATCGATCGTGATCATGGTTTCCGCGGCGCCGGCGGCGTATGCGGCGGCGGCGCGCCCCACGACTCGCGGATCAGCGCGAACTCCGCGTCTGAGCACGAGAGCGGCGGCCGCGGTTTGTGCATCTCCTCGATCACGCATGCCGTCATCGCGGCCTCGCGAACCTCCGACGGCGTGAGCGTCGCCGATCGAATGATCAGGCGGAGCGTCTCGACGACGGTGTGGAACGCCGGATCGTTGTAGTAGCGCGCGACGTTATCGTTCACGTTCGGGCCCTCCCGCGGATCGTGACGCGCCGCTTCCCGCGGGCCGGCCGCTTGCGCCTGGCCTCGAGCTCCGCCGTCATCCCGTCGCGGATCCCCTCGAGCGCGTCGACCGGGAGCCCGTTCGCGAGCGCCGCGACGACGGCCGCGGGTTCGCCGCGGAGCTTGAGCGTGATCGTGATCGTGCCGGTGTTTTTCATCGTCTGCCCCTTTTCCATTTGTGAGTATTTCCGGAGGGCCGGCGCGGCGCGGCGGCGTCGAGCGCGTGATCCTCCGGCGTGCCGAAGATCTCGCCGTTGTGTTTCGGACAGAGGATCCCGTCGCCGATCTGATCCGTTTTGAACCGGCCGCCGCCGGCCTCGCACGTCGCGACGTTCGCGCCGGGCCCCTCGAGCACGAGCACGTCGGGCCAGCGCCACTCGCCGGCGTCGGTTTTCACCTTGAAGTACGAGCCGCTCCCGTCTTTTTTCTCGCATTTGAGGAGTCGGCCAGGCGCGCGATCGGCGCCGACGAGGACGCGATCGTAGTGTTTGAAACACGACGGCATCGGCGGCCGCTCGCTCGAGCTCGAGCCGCGGAACGCGCCGTGCGTGTTGTACGGGAACCGCGCCATTACTTGCACGCCTCGAGGAGCTCGACGACGTTCGCGGCGCCGCTCTCACGCGAGAGCCGGCCGGCGGCGCCGCAATGGATACAGGCGAGGAGCTCGAGCGCCTCGCCGGCGGGATCCGGCCGCCATGCGCCGAGCTCGTGACGGTTCGCGCGCCCGTGCATCCGGACGCGGATCCGCTCGAGCGCGATCGCCTGCTCGAGCGACGGCGCGCCGCCGGCCCTGGCGATTGCGATCGAGGCCCGGGCGGCCTCGCGGTAGTGTGGATTTCCTGATCGTGTAGAATTGCCCCTGCTCATTCGGTTCGGTCCTTTCGTGTTGGCGGCGCCGCCGGGTTTCCCTCGCCAGGATCCGGCGGCGTTCGTTTTTTGTCTACCGTCGCACCTCGCCGAACCCGCCGAACACGCGCGCGAACCTGGCCGGCGCGCGGCCGATGTAGGTCACATAATTCGCGTGTGACGGTTGCGCGGCCTCTTTCCATTTCTTGAGCTCGAGGCCCTCGCGCCGGCGGCCGCGGTTCTCCTCCTCGAGCACCTGGCGCCGGAGCGCCCGTTTCGCCGTCGACTCGACGAACGCGATCCGGCGATCCGGAATGCAGATCGGGAACGCGAGCGGCGAACGCACCTCGTACCCTTGCAGCGTTTGAAGTTGCTCGAGCGAATACCCGATCCAGATCGCCGCGGAGATCTCGCGCGCCTCCCACGCGTCGATCAGCCGGTGCCAGAACTCCGCGACGAGCCCGCCTGGCGGGTTCAGGAACACGCGGCCCGACCACGGGCGCCGGAGTCCGTTCGCGCGTTCGTCGTAGATCTGTTCCGCACAGACGATCCGGTTCGCTTCCCGGTGTGACGCCGGATCGAGATCGATCCCGCCGAGCACCTCGCGCGCGGCGTCGACAATCGGCCGCGGCGTGAACCACTCCGGCGAGTCGCTCGAATGCCTGGCGGCCGTCGGCAGGACGACACGCGGAACGATCGTTATCCCAGGCCGGCGGAGCTCCCTCCGGGCCCTGTCGAGCGTCGCCCTCGAGAGCGCGGCCCTCATCGGTACCGCTCCCGATGTTCGTCGACGGTGCCCAGGCCGGCCAGGCGCCGGCGCTCGAGCCCGCCGCGGCGCCGGCGTACGATCGTACGGATGCCCAGGAACCCGCCGGCGAGCGCGAACCCGCCGGCGAGCCAAACGATCAGCGTAACCATAGACAGTGAAACTCCGGGTTCTGGTAGAACCTCGAGTCGATCGCCGCGAAGATCGCGCCGTCGCTCAGGCGCCGCCCGATAGACCAAATCCATTGCTCCGTCGAGCCGACGCAATAGTCGCGATCGTCGAGAAACCGATCGAGCCGAAACGTCCCGCGGTAGAGATCGCCGGCCTCCGGCGCCGCGAGCGCGATCATGCTCTCGACGTCGAGCGCCTCGCCCTTTTCGAGCTTCCGCTTCATCGCCTGATTTCTCATGAGTACCGCACCTCCGCGAATAGCGCGACTTGAAAAACGGCATCGCATCGCGGGCCGTCGGGTTCCTCCTCGAGCACCTGGCGCCGGATCATTCCGCCGGCGCCGATACTGGCGCCCTCACGGATGATCAGGCCGATCGCTCGCTTGACGGCGCCGCGCGTCACGGTTCGCCGGGCCCGCCCTCCGTCGTGCTCGAGATCGGTAACCGTCACGTGCGAGATCTTCCCTCCCTCGTCGCGCCGCACGTCGACGACTTCGGCCCAGTACGCCATGTGGCCGATCGCCGACTCGAGGACGGCCGCGGCGTACTCGTCGGAGACTTTCACGTGAGAGATCACGAGCCCGGGCGCCGCCTGGCGCGTCATCGCCTGGCCTCCGCGGCCTCGAGCTCCTCGACGCGTTCGATCGCTTGCATCGCGATCCCGCGGTAGTACCCGATCCAGTACGGCGCCTCCTCGACGCCGCGGGCCTGGCGCGCGTCGCCCTCGAGGAGCGTCGAGCGGAACCGGCCGGCCGACTTCGACGCGCCAGGAGCGCCCAGGGCGCCGCGGCGGCCCTTCCGCATGTAGCGCGCGACGAGGGCCTGGAGCGTCGGCCGGATCCACGTCTCGCGCCAGAGCGCGAAATCCGCGAGCCGCATCTCGAGGCCCTTCCCGTCGTTCCCGTGCTCGCCGCCTGCGGCGCCCTCGAGGAGCGCGCGCCAGCCGTTCCCGGGCCCGTGCTCGACCTGGCGGAGCACCTCCGCGAGCTCGTTCACTTCGCGCGAATTCACGAGCGGCCGCCCTTGCGACGGCCGCCGCGGCCGCGGATTGCGGCGGCGGGATCGATCCCGCGTTCGCGTTTCGTGTCGAGGCCCTTCCGGGCGGCGCGCCGGCGCGTCACTTTGTTCGCGCGATCCCGCTGACCGATGATCGCGGCCATGACGCGCGGCGGGAGCACGAGCCGGATCGCTTTCTCGTCGGCGCCGATCCGCTGCAGGAGGAGCTCGTCGCGGCCGTCGTACCGGAACCCGTCGACGATCCACGTCGACGTATTCCCGTAGTCGTCGGCGATCTGGATCGTCGAGCTCGAGCGGATCGCGGCCGGGTTGCTCTGTAGGGTTCGGAGGCGCGTTGAGAATTCGTCACGCGGTAGTACGTCGGTGCTCATGGTTCGGTTCTCCTCGTGTCGGTTGACGTGACGGCCGCGGGCCCGTTCCCTCGCCAGGGAACCCGCGGCCGCCGGTTTACTTCGTGCGTTCGGTACCGTGGCACCTGGCGCCGGCGAACGCGGCGCCGAGCTCCTCGCGGGCCTGGCGCTCGATCGCCGCGGCCGCGTCGGCCAGGTTGTGAGCGTCGACGCGGAACGATCGCGGCGAGCCGTTCGCCAGGATGTACCGGCCCTCGTATCGGAACGCGCGGAGGCCCCGCGGCCGCTCGCCGGTGAGGTGCCACTCGCATAGAGACGCGCCCTCACGGCGCGGCCGCCGGCAGGCCGGGAGACTACACCTCACGGAGCGGGCCTCGCGGCGCCGGCGCTCGAGCATGTCGCGGAGTTGCGGCGACACGCGGATCCCGCGATCGCGGTTGCTCGCCGTGAGGCGCTCGAGTTGCTCGAGCGTGAGGCCCTCGAGGATCGACGGGATCCGGTGTTCCGTCCGGAGGATCGTCGCGGCGCCGATCGTCGAGCGGATCGACGCGACGGCCTCCTCCGCGGTTTTGCCTGTGACGTCGAGCTCGCGGCCGTCGCTGAGATACACGACGATCGAGCCGGCCGCCGGCGTCACGAGAGCACCTCGACGAGCTCGATCGTCCATTCGTCGAGCGGCCATCCGATCGCGATCGCGATCATCGTCGCGGCCGTCATGCTATCGAACCCGCCGACGTCGCCGAGCGTCCGGTGCCGGATCGTGTATTCGGTCATGAGCGCCCCACGATCGGGAGCTCGCCGCGGAGCACGCGACGAACGTCGGCGCCGCGGTTCGCGCGTCGAGCGGCGTCGCGTTCGCCCTCGCATCGCTCACACGGACACCATGAGACGTGCTCGCCGGAGCCGTCCTCCGTGTAGACGGCGGCGCGCGGCGCGAACGCGGTCTGCGGCGGCGCCAGGAACCGGCCCGACGCGTCGACGATCGGATGGTTGCTCATCATGGCGGAACCTATGCGGCGACGACGACGCGGCGGAGGCCGAGCTTCTCGAGGATCTGATCCGAGAAATCGCGGCGACCGTTGATGATATCGGACAGGTACGGGCGCGAGACGCCGAGCACCTCCGCGGCCGCGGCCTGTGTTTTGTGCTTGGCGACGAACGCGTCGAGCGCCTTCCGCGGATCGATTTCCTTCATGATCTCCCCTTCTAAAACAGTGACAGGTTGACGAAATCCGGCGCCTCGAGGGCCGCGGCCGCCGCGGCCGCCTCGAGCTCGTCGAGGGCCGCCAGGGCCTCCTCCGCGGCCGCCAGGCGGGCGCCGGCGGCCTCGAGGGCCTCGCCCGCGGCGACGAGGCCGGCCGGGTTCTGGCGGCGACGCGCGTCGGCCTGGCGGTGATTGCGGGCCGCGACGGCGACGGCCGCGTCGGCGGCGTTGAATTCGGCCAGGAGCTCGTCGCGCGTCATGAGAGTAAGATTAGCGGATTCGCGAACGCGTGTCAAGCGGCGGCCGCCGGCGCCGGTTTCGGGTACGGGAGCGCCTCGAGCTTGATCCGGGTTCGGCGCTCGAGGGCCCACGCGTAACGATGGTTTCCCGGGTGCCTCACGGGCCGCGTAACGCGCGGGAGCCAGGCGGCGAGCCAGGCGGCCCGCTCCTCGCGCTCGAGCGGCGCCGCGGGCGCGCCGGCCCGCTCGAGGAGCTCCGCGGCGTAGCGCCAGCCGCGCTCGCCGGCGCGGACCTTTGAGATCGCGCGTTTACTGAGCACCTGGCCGTTCGCGAGGAGGAGCATAGAGATCGCCGACGAGCGCCCCAGGTACCGCCCGTTGTGCGCCTGGTAGATCGTTCCGAGGTGCCCGGGGAACACCTGGCGGCCGTCGCCGTCGACGCGCGCGATCGGATCGGAGAAACTCACGACGCCGCGGAACCCGCGGCCGCGGAGCTCCGCGAAACACCTCGCGAGAAACCACGTCTCGCCGTTCCCGCGAACGTCGTCGAGGAGCACGAACCGCCCGAGCTCGATCGCCTCGAGCGCCGGCGCGTCGAATACGTTCGTAAGAACGGCATCGTTGCACGGGTGCGAGAACACGGCGACGCCGGCGAGCTCGCCGCGGCGATAGAGCCCGACGCGGACCCGCGCCGCGGGATAGGTGCCGGCGTAGTGGTGAGCCAGGACGAACCCCTTCGCGATCGCGTCGCTCTCGATCGGCGCGACGTCGAACTCTCGAGGGTTGATCGTCTCGCCGGCGGGCCGGTAGGACGCGCGCCGATCGCGCCAGCGTTGAACGAGCTCGCCGCCGCTCATGCGCGCCGCCGATCGTCGAGACACGCGTGCCGGCGGAGCGTGCCAGCGTCACAGGCCCACAGGCCGGCCCTCGAGACGAACACGAGCGCCGCGCGACACTTCGGACACGAGGCGCGATCGCCGGCCTGGCGCGTCGCGCGGATCGCCGCGGCGGCCTCGTCGGCCGTCGTGAACGGGCCGGCGATCTGGCGGCCGGCGGCCAGGCGATCGACGACGAAATAGGGAACCGGATCGCCCGCCTGGCGACCCGGAACCGAAACGATCCGAAGATCTCGAGCCACTAGCGGCCGCCCGCCGGCGCGTACTTCGCGCGGAGCGCCGCCAGGTTGCGCGCGCCCTGCTCGCGCGTCCACTCGCGCGGCGCGTCGGCGAACCCGGGGAGGTTGCGGATCGCCGCGCGCTCGATCGCGTTGAGGAGCTCCGCGGCGTCGCTCGTGAAGTACTCCGGAACCTCGCACGACTGATACCGGAGGCCGGCGACGGCGGCGAGCACCTCGACGGCCGTGAACTCCTCCGCGGTAACGCGCGTGAACGCGTAGACGTCGGCGGAGGTGCTCTCGCGGTACAGGTGATTGACGGAGGCGACGTTCGCCGCGTGGAGCATCTTCGCGATCTTCGCCGTATCGGTGCGGCCGTTCAGGCGGCGCGCGCCGCGCTCGACGTCGAGCCCGATGTTGTAGAGCGCCGCGGCGCTCGCGAGCATGTCGATCGTTTCGTCATGAACGATGTACGCGGACATTAGCGGCCCCCTTCCGTCGACGTCGACATCGGCCGCGCCTCGCCGCCGTGACGCGCGGCGAACGCCTCCGCGCGCTCGCGCGTGATCCCGAACATCCGCTGCGACATGTGGCGGCCGATCCACTGCCAGTCGGCCGGCGCGGTCTGCGTGGCCTCGAAAATCTGACGGAAGGCGAGGAGGGCGGCGTCGTTCACGGTGCGATCCTTTCGGTTGTCGGCGGCGTCATTGCCGCCCGACAAGAGTAAGATTAGCGGATTCGCGAACGCGTGTCAAGCGGTGAGAATTCCGGAACGAAAATCGTAAGATCTGCGAACGAGCTCTCTGAATTGAGGGTAGATCAGGGCCTCGATCGAGGCAATGAAACTGCTACTTTTTTCGAGGGCGATCGCGGCGCCTATAAGATCGCGCGCGCGATAGATCCCCTCGAAAACAGGAACGGCGCCGGCGAACCCTCGAGGAGCTCGCCGGCGCCGGCGTCGAGAACGCGGCCGAACGGTGTTACCCGTTCGTGGAGTCGGACGGCGGCCGATCGCCGGCGCCGCCTTCAAACGCGCGCGAGGGCGGCGCGGCGGGGTTGTCGGCGATCGAGCGGCCGCCGGGATCGGGGTTCGCATCGTTCGCGGGCGAGGGCGGCGCCGGCGGAACGTCGTCGCCGGATCCGTGTCCGTGCGTCGCGCGGCCGCCGGGGAGATCGCTCTGACGCGTCGCCGTGTCGACGCCCGGGAGCGAACCCGGCGCGCCGGCGACGAGGCCGGCCGCGGCGCTCGAGACTTCGCCGGGCCGCGTCGCCTTCGCGCCCTCGACGACATGAACGGCCTCGATCACGGTATCGATCCCGCGACTGGCGATCGCGGTGATCTCCTCGCTCGAGATCTTGACGCCGGCGCCTCGAGCGACGTCGGCGCCCGCGGCGATCGTGTTGAGCACGTGCTGCTTCTTCTCCGCGCCGCTCGCGCCCTTGATCGCCTGCGCTTCCTTGATCCCCTTGACGATCTTCGGCACGAGCGGCGCGATCTTGTCGCCGCCAGGCGTGACGGCGAGCACGGCCGGCGCCAGGCGATCGACGATTTCGATAAAACGAGTCAGATTGAACTTCATACGGTTCGGGCCTCCTCCGCGGATTCTACGCTGCTCGATCGGGTTCAGTCCATCGGGAGTCGGAGCGCGTCGACGCGGGCCGGCGCCGGCGCGGCCGCGGGCGGCGTGTCGCGCCAGGCGGGAACGAGGTTCCGATCGAGCTCGAGGCCGGCGCCGTCGACGTCCTCGAATTCCTCGAGCTCCTCGAGCGCCAGGCCCGGGAGCATCCCCTGGGATAATCGTTTGATCGCGATCTCGCATTGCCGGCCGTCGACGTCGATCCCGATCGCGCGGAGCCCGCGGCGCTTCGCGGCGACGAGCGTCGAGCCGGAGCCCATGAACGGATCGACGACGAGCGCGCCTGGCGACACGTTCGCCATTGCCCACTCCATTACGGCGAGCGGTTTCTCCGCGAGGTGATGGCGGCGTGAGACGGGCGGCGGCGAGTATTCAAACGCGCCGGCGGGATAGTTGCCGTTTTCGGCGAGCGATCCGTGCGACGCTCGCGAACGGCGCGACGGCGATCGGGTTTCCCTGGATCCCTTGAGCGCCCGCGGAACCCGCGGCGCCGGCGGCGCCCGTGTCGCCCTTCGGGCCCTGAGCGCCCGCGGCGCCGGCGGTTCCGGCCGGGCCCTGAGCGCCGGCCGGGCCGACGTCGCCCTGCGGCCCTCGTTCGCCGGCCGGGCCCTGAGCGCCGGCGGCGCCTGGCGCGCCGTCCTGGCCGGCCTGGCCGGCCGCTCCGGCCGCGCCCGCGGCGCCAGGTGCCCCTGGCGGCCCCTGCTCGCCCTGCGGCCCCTGCGGGCCCTGAGCGCCCGCCAGGCCGGCCTCGCCGGCCGCGCCAGGTTCGCCGGCCGGGCCCTGAGCTCCGGCCGGCCCCTGAGCGCCCTGAGCGCCCGCGGCGCCCGTGTCGCCCTTC